CTTTTGTAGCATTAACAGGAGATATAGCTACGGGTAACTGTCCAGTGGCTGTTGCTACACCTACCTGATAGTACAGGTTCTGGTATAGTACAGCAAAATCAGTTGATTGTACTGCTGCTACCAATGGGTCATACAGGATAAATTCTCCTGTAGTTGAAGCTGCCATTGCAGGATGAGATTTAATTCGGTACAAATACCCACCTGCGTTCGTTCCACCAGTATGAGCTGTTCCATGGTCTACTGCAATATAGCCCTCTGCAAACTCGTTTTTAGCACAAGTACCTGCTGCGTTATTGTCAAGCGTAATTCTCTTACCGCCAGCAGCACCTGTACCACCCGTAACTGTAATCATAGTGCCTGCTCCAGTAGATGCAGAACCTACTATAGTTACAGCTTGACGAGCTTTAATAGCATCATTAGATTTCATATATCTAAAGACTCTATCACCAACTACTCTTCTTGAGCCCAACTGGGCTAATTGTACTGTGGAAGACTTATATACAGACTGTCCACCCTGCGGGAGTACACTTTGATCCCCTCTCCAGTTTACTTTTCCACTCTCATCTACTTCACCTTGTTGTCTTGTCGTAATATCTGCCATTCTTCTACCTCCTTAGGTTTTTTGCTACCTCTACTCTTATTGGCTTAAGAGCGAAAGTTACGCTGCTTGTCCTGTAACTACTGAGTGACATCTACGTTTGTCCACCCATACTTGTCCACGTTGTACGATCTGTGTAACCATATCTTCGTATTGGTTAGGAATTCTCTTCCAAGGTCCCATAACCATGTTAACAGAAGGGTCTATGGAAAAACCAAGATGCCTACGGTCTAACATGTAAGTATAACCAGTGGTACATAAAGGACTCCAAATCCATATTCTTCCTTTAAAAGTTATATGGTCTAAGCCTAAATCCACGGCTTCCTTATTTACAACTTGTACTCTCTCCAGAGCTTCTGCTTCGCCTAGTTCATGAGTTGTTTGGTCACTAACTAATAGGTCAATATGTCCCCAACGCTGTGCGGTATTCATTGCATTAGTAAGATCGCTTTCACCGTATACCGAGAAGGCTCCACTTGAAGTCTTCTGTTGGTTACGCCAGTAATAATTCCCAGATTCATCTACTGCGGTACTCTGGTTAATACCATGGATAACTGTGCTTGTGCTAGGTGCAGCGTCTACTAGATAAGGTAAGCCATTGTAGTCATCTACGGTTGCTCCACCTGTATCTTCCCATAGGGCATTCTCAACTTTTTCTTGTAATGTATCCCGTACGGTATCCAACTTCGCTGTCATCTGTTTAATGTGCCTAGTGATACTCCCACCATTAGTCTTATCATCTACCCAATACCTTACAACCTGGTCACCCAAGTTTTTCCAGTAGTCATAGACGATAGTTAATGGATCGAAATCAGTAATGGTAAATGTCGCACCCTTTCCAAAGAACTTGGAAGTAGTGGTTTTTTTAACCCTCAATGGGATTTCAAGTCTACGTCCATCCGTAGCCTCATATTTAATCATCCCTTTGCTCTTCATAAGGAGCAAAAGTTTATTCTCTTCTATAACCTGGTCAACCGTAGTAGGTCTACGCTTTGCCCAAGTAGTAGTGTACAGTGTATTTAGATATTCTGTCAATGTTGCCATGATAAACTCCTTCTATTTTTAAGAAGGAAAAACTTTATGCACTAGGTAAAGGTCCAAGCTTCTCAGCTGTTTCTTCTGCAGCTTCATGAGCAGCAGCGTCTCCATCAATCTTTTCATTAGATGTATATGTGCCTGAATCTTGTCCAGGTTTTAATCCACCACTCATGGAATTAAGCTTTATCTTTTCCTCTGCAGTGGGTTCTTCTTGTAGAGACTTAACATACTTTTTAGCTCCGTCGTAAAGTTCCTGGAGATTCATATCTTTGTTTTCAGCCTTAAGGGATAATCCATACATAGCAGGTCTAAACTTTTCATAATCTGTATGAGTTATAGAAAAACGTGCAATTTCGCGTTGCCTAGCTGATTCAGTTTGAGTCTTTCTAGTAATCTTATCCTTTTCTATAGTTTGATTGATTTGGTCTAATGCAGTCTTAGTTGCAAGCTCAAAGATTTCTTTCTTAGACATTTTCTCAAACTTCTCATCAGGAATAGCTTCTTCCTTTTTAATTTCCACATTAGGTTTATCCTTCTTATCTAGAAAATCCATATAATCCTGACTAAAGATTTCAGCTCTTGCATCGTCTAAATCCTTCTGATATTTGTCCCTCTCTCCAGAAACTTTATCAAAGTCTACCTTTGATATTGTTTCTCCTTCATTTTTACTCTCATCGCCCTTTTTTATATCATCATTTTCCATCGCCTATACCTCCTTCAGGTTTTTCTGCTTTCGCAGGATCGAGTTTTGGCTCAACTCGTATTTGTTTATATCGCCGTCTACGGTAAGCTTTTGATATTGCATTGAATGCAGAACGTACTAGTCTCCCTGACCATTGTCCAGTAAAGGAAACATCTGCTCTAACACCAGGTGCAAACGTTAGGAATAACGTTTTAGTTTCCATCGCCCTATCAATAGGACTGCCACTTAGTTCTTGACTAAGCTCCCTCGCAGTATGTGTTTGTTCCACCACTTTGTCTGTGGATGCGTTATCACTCATAAAATCCTCCTTATCTTAGATTCTTCTTTATGGGTACTTTTACATCATCACCCATTATAAGACCTCGTTTATTCAGCTCTCTTTTAAACTCATCTTTATCTTTACAGAATACAGGGTCTTCACCTAATCCAAAGTGCCAACCATGATATCCTTTATTTGCATTTCTCCTTTCAATGTTTCTTCCTCTTAATTCCCTGACTTTCTTATTCTTAGCTAGGTAATTATCATATTCTGCATCAGCTAAGTCCTTTCTCATAAATCCTCCTATACAAATTGTGGAAAGTTTTTCATTTGAGTTCCTACGAAGTCCATGAATTCCATGGGTTTCTCAGGACTGCGTCCTGCACCTTCTCCAGGAAAAGCTAACTTAGGATCAAGCCAATCAAACTTAGATGCAAATACCTTCATCATATATTGCATATCAGTACCTGGGACTTTATTAGCTAATGCCATGAACTCTAACATCTCATTCCTAGTTGTTCTCTTATCTTGAGGTTGACCTTCCTCTGGGTTTATCCTATAATGATATTCACCTTTAATTTCCTTACCAGAAAATTTAACCCAGTATCTAGCACCATCTGGACCTACAACATCAATCACTCTACGAGCTGACCAATTCGAGAATACTATTTGGTTATACGACCTAATTATCGACTCAAGATGGTCTGCTAATGCATCACGTCTTTCATCTATTCTTATCATTGAAGCAGCTCGTACAGTCTCTACCTCATGAGCAGTTCTACGTCCTGAAGGGGCTTCAAACGCACCTGCTTGATTTCTACTAAATCCCATTTCTTCTCTAGTGTCTTCTCTTACTTCCCTAGCTGCTATACTAAAGTCAGGGGGTACGTGACTTTGTAGTAATGCAACAGCTTTTCTTATATCTCCATTTAGACCTACATCTATTCCAACAGCAGCCTTTACATCTTCATCTAGTAATTTAGAAAGCTCATCTTTATTTATCCCCTTATCATATAAGACCTTAAGTATAGCTACTCTTCTATGTTTCTTTGCCATTGTTCTTATATCATTAATTTCTTCTTGCCTGGGTTTTACTATTCTAGCATCAGGAACCCACCAAAAATGATCTGGGTCTTCATTGAACCCTAGGACCTTTGCAGGCAAACCTTCAGTTTGTAAATAATCAAATTCATCCCGTAAGTATTTAGGATGATCCAAAGTAAGTGTAAACACCTTACCACTTCTTTGGTCATGATACTCCCACAGTTCAACCCATTCCTCTTGGTTAATAGTAGGGAATTGTGAAGTTGGACTCTTCTCTGGAGCACCATCATGGGAACCTTCTAACTTACTTCTATAGGGACCTTTTAAGTTCTTTGTGTTCATGAACTTAGGGTCTGCTTTACAATCTTTAAGAATTCTCATTTTTCTAAATGCAAACCAAGGTGATGTTCTCCAAGTGCTTGTTCCCCATGGGACTACAAAATCCTCAGGATTACATCTTAAGAACCAAGGCATTCCAGGCTTAACATTATTATTATATTCAATACGTTCGCCCTTTTTACTGAATGCACTTAAACCAGAATCTTGAGATTCCTCTGAGGTAATTTCAGGGTTAAAGCCATATTCACTATCATATCCTAGTATCCCTGGACCTCTACCTGAGAAGAAGCAATCCATAACACTAGATTTAAGTTCCCTTTTTAATCCAGTTTCATTTATAAGATAGTTATCTAATCTCTCAAGTAATAGTGCATGCATACCAAACCCTGGCATGGTTGGCATAACGGATACCCTAGGGTTTCTAAAATACACTTGAGGAACTATAGAACGTGCTATAGAAAACATTATATTAACAGGAACAATACCTTT